GTGGGACAACGGTGGGGTGAATACCTGCCTTGAGGAGGGGTTATGGAAGTTTGCCATCAGGACGGTCAGGATCGACTGGGACCCGGCGGTCACGACGGACTACGGTTACAAGTACGCCTTCTCGAAGCCCACTGACTGGGTTGCGACGGCGGGCGTGTGTAGTGACGAGCATTTTGATAATCCGTTAACGAGGTACTCCCACGAGAACGATTACTGGTACGCGGACATTGATATCCTTTACGTGCAGTACGTTTCGAATGATGCGGCTTACGGGAATGACCTGTCACTCTGGCCCCAGACTTTTGCGGACTATGTTGCGGCGCATTTCGCGCACGAGATCGTGGACGATTTAACGGCGGACGTGGTCACAATCGAGCGAGTAGAGAGGCGATGGATGAGGAACAAGTCGACCGCGAAGAACAAGGACGCACGTAATCAACCACAGCGATTCCCGGCTCCCGGAAACTGGGCCACCTCACGGGGCAGATATTCCAGTTCGAACCGTGATCGGGGGAATCGCGGCTCACTGATCGGCTAGCATGGCCTCCAGAATAGAGCGAGTCACGTTTAACCGGGGACTCATTTCTCCGCTCGCGCTTGCCCGGAATGATCTCGAACGCCCGGGTCTTTCAGCCGAGACCTATACCAACTGGATGCCCCGGAATCTGGGGTCAATGATGCTCCGCCCGGGGACGAGTTACATCGGTAACTCTGCAACCAATGCACAAGCGAGATATATCCCGTTCATTTATTCAGCGACTCAAACAGCGCTATTGGAGTTCACGACAAGCAGCACCTTGAGGGTATGGGAGTCGGATACACTGGTGGCCGACGCTTCGGTCTCGACCGTAATCACTCAGGGGACGATGGCCGATTTGACTATGACCAACGCGAGCCAAGCGAACCCGTGCGAGATTACTGTCAATACCACGCACCCCTACACCACGGGCGACACTGTTTGGATATCCGGTGTCGCGGGTATGACAGAAATAAATGACCGAGAGTTTACGATTACCGACACGGGCGCAACGACATTCACGTTGGATGGCGAGGATGCGACCGGGCACACCGCGTACAGTTCGGGGGGCTTTTCAAGCTCTTGGATTGACGATGACGAGGCGGGCGCGACTTCGGCGCCTACCGGGTTCGGCGGATCAACCTCGATGCGTATGACGGGAAACGGCGATGCGGCTGCACGCCGGACTCAGAAGGTAACCGTAGCGGCCCCCGACCAGAATGTTGAACATGCTTTAGCAATTGTGATTGGGGGTGCAAATATCCCATCGAACTCTCAATACATTAGCGGCGCTCCTGTCCTGCTTCGGGTTGGTGTCGCGGATGGTGCTGATGATTTGATATCAGAAACCGCGCTCGGGACCGGATATCACTATTTAAAGTTCACCCCGACAGGGGGCACGTTTTACATTCAGTTCTTGAACACCGAGGTCCACACCGCGATTGTTACTAGTTGCAGTATATCGACCGGGACCATGTCACTACCGACGTTTTATAATTCAGCAGCACTGCTTGCGAAGATCAGGTACGATCAGTCGGCAGACGTGGTCTACCTTGCCTGTGATGGGCTTCCTCCATACAAGGTAGAGCGCCGTGGTGCTGGGTCGTGGTCTTTTGTCCTGTATGAGCCACGGGACGGGCCATTCCGAACAATCAATGATACCTCCACGATAATGACCGCATCCGGCCTTAGCGGGGTTATATCGATCACCTCCAGCAACGATTTCTTCCGTACCGATATGGAGGGGAGTTTGATAAAGCTGTCATCGCAGGGCCAGACCCAAACCGCGAGTATTGTGGCGCAGAACAATTTCACAAGCGCGATCCGTGTGACGGGTGTTGGCGATACCCGTGTGTTTACTGTGGACATTGATTTTGGCACGGGGACCGGGATAGGCACCGTAACGCTTCAAAGGTCGTTTACCTCGGAGAATGGGCCATGGGAGGATGTTCCGGCGCAATCGTACAGCAGTGCCGCTGGCGCTGCAGCCGACGATAAAAATTTCACCTATGATGACACCAAGGACAATCAGGTCGGTTGGTACAGGATCGGGGTTAAGACCGGGAATTACACGTCAGGAACAATTGCGGTCACGCTATCTTACGCTAATGGCTCTATCGACGGAGTGGCAAGAATTTACGTTGTGACAGGCACCACCGCCTGTGCAGCGATAACACTGCAGACTTTCGGTAATACGGATGCGACGGCGGACTGGTACATTGGGGAGTGGTCCGATCGATACGGTTACCCGACAACAGTCGCGCTTGATGAGGGGCGATTAGGATGGGCCGGCAGGAGCAAGGTGTGGCTGAGTGTTTCGGACGCATACGAGTCGTTTGATGATGCGGTTATTGGTGACTCTGGCCCCATACAGAGAACGATCGGGTCTGGGGCGGTGGATATTGTCCAGTGGATGCTCTCGGCGCGTAATTTACTGGTGGGTGGAGAGAGTAACGAATACTCGATCCGGGCGTCGACCGACGAGAATATTCTGACCCCGACCAACGCCTCGCAAAAGAAAATTGGAACCCGGGGCGCTGGTAATTCGATAGCGTTGAACTTGGACTCGACGGGTTTGTTTGTGCAGCAGGGTGGGACGAGGTTGATCGAGTTGGCGTTTAATTCGGAGTGGCAATATGGTTCATCCGATTTGACGCTTTTCAACCCCGCAATCGGTGAGCCGGGGATCACTCATATTGCAATACAGCGCCAGCCCGACACGAGGATTCACTGTGTTCGCTCGGATGGGACCGTGGCGGTGTTGCTGCATGATCCGGCGGAGAATGTTTCCTGTTGGATCGAGCTAACCGCACCCGGGACGGACGCCGCTATCGAGGACGTGGCCGTTTTACCGGGAGCGGACGGCAGTGGGGAGGATAGCGTTTACTACTCCGTGAAGCGAACCGTGAACAGCTCGACAGTGAGATTTCTGGAGAAGTGGTCCCTTGAATCTGAATGTCAGGGCGGTACTACGAATAAACAGATGGACGCGCACATCACCGGCACGGTGTCCTCGGGGACGCTGACGGGGCTTACTCACTTGGAGGGGGAGACGGTAGCTGTCTGGTCGAACGGCAAGGACGTGGGCACCTACGCGGTCTCATCAGGACAAATCACGGGTGTGACCGAGGATGGGTCAGCGGTTGCGGGATTAGCGTACACCGCGCAGTGGCAGTCAGCGAAGCTGGGCGAGTTAACCCAGCGTAAGAACATCTCGGACCTGAGTGTCATTTTGTACAACACGCACTATCAGGGTTTGAAGTATGGCCCCAATTTCACGGATCTGGACGATCTACCCCAAACGAAGGACGGCACGGTGATTGCGGCGGATACGGTTCACTCGGATCTGGATCAGCCGAGCTTTAGTTTCGACGGTCACTGGGATTCGGATGCGCGATTGTGTTTACAGGCTGCCTCGCCAAGGCCGTGTACCTTGTTGGCGGCCGTGCTGGATCTGGAGGGTTAAATGGGTATAAGTATTGGATCGGCGATCGGTGCAGGCCTAACCTTAGTTGGCGGATCGAAGGCAGCCAAGGGTTACAAGAAGACTGGCAAGGCGGCGAGGGAGCGGGGGCTAGAGCAGCAGGCCTACAACGAGGTCGCCGCGACTCAGGCGATTGCGGTTGGTCAGATTTCGGCTTTTGAAGAGGAGCGACAGGCCCGTCTGGTGGCTTCGAGGGCTGTCGCGGTGGCCGCGGCTGGCGGGAGTGTTATGGACATTACGAACCTGTTAGCGGACATCGAGGGCGAGGGTGCCTATAGAGCATCGATCGCGATGTTCGAGGCGGAGAACGAGGCCAACCGTTTGAAGTTCGAGGGCGAGCAGGCGGCGAAGTACGGCGCTGATCTGGAAGATCAATACCGGGACAAGGCGAAGGCAACGAAGCTGCAGGCCCTTGGCAGTATGTTCTCATTCTTACCATTGCCGGCGGGGAAATCTTCACCAGTAACCAAATACCCGTCCGGCTGGAATAGGTCACCATTCTAATGGCTACGCTGCCTAACACATACGCACGCAGGCCCACCCCCAGATTCGGGGGAGCGGAACGGGCTGCTCCGATTGTCGAGAGCGGTGACATTGCGCTGGGGAAAGGCATACAGGCTCTGGGGAAGGGGATGGGGGATTACCTGATCCGGGCGAAGGCCAAGCAGGATCAACTTGCGCTTGAAGATTACACCACCCGGGCGAAGGCGAAGGCCTTTGAGTTGCGGCGGGAGTACGAG